GCGCGTGCCACTTGCCAACTACGCTGACCTGCACGACTACCTGCGTGTCGGCATGCCGCGGGTGTTCGATACGTCGGCCCTGCAGATCTGCATTAACCCGGACTCGACCGCCACAGGCGCGTCCGTCGAACTGATGCTGACTATCGCCAACGGTTAAGCAATGCCGCTGCCGCCTATCCCGCCACAAGGTGCGCGCAGGCTTACGCCTGCCATACAGAATCGCGCGCCTGGAAACATTGCGGAATCGGCAACCTTTGGGCCGAACAAACAGTACGGCTTTCTAGTCGGCAACGCAGTCGCTGCAGGCGCATCCGGCGCTGCGGCGCTAAACGTCGCTATTTCGTTTGGCGTCGGCAACGCAGTCGCTGCAGGCAGCACGTTCGCACTGAGCCAATACGGGCTGCGGGTTACGTGGTCGGAAGCCGCGTACCAAGCGATTCCTAGTGTCACCGTACCGTTTACGGTTGGCAATGCAGTCGCAGCGGGTTCCACGGCTGGCGTCAGTATTTATGACGCTGTGCGCGTCACTTGGGCAGAGGCGCAGTACCAAGCCGCTCCAAGCGTCACCATCCCGTTCACGGTGGGCAACGCTGTGGCGGCGGGCGCTACGGCTGGCATTACTGTCTACGGTGGGGTGCGCATCACATGGGCCGAAGCGCAATACCAGGCAACTAGCGGCACCACCGTCCCGTTCACTGTCGGCAACGCAGTGGCAGGTGGGCCAGCAGGCGCGACAGTCAGCGAAGACATTACGCTGGCCGCGACGACTGGCAATGCAGTGGCAGGCGGGCCGTCTGGCGCAACGGTAAGCGTCGATCTCGCGCTGGACTGCGGCACAGGCAACGCAGTCGCCGCAGGATTAGTTGCGTCTGTTTCGGCTACAGCTGGCCCGAGCTATTTGGCTCGGGTGACTTGGGCAGAAGCGCAGTACCAAGCCGACCCTAACGTCAGGATCGTCTGCTTCGTCGGCAATGCCGATGCTGCAGGCCAGCGATGCCAAGTCCTGCCGCCGCTTGCCGTAGCACCAAGTGCAACACCCGGATACGCGCCCAGAACGCGCTACCGCGTGCGGGTGGGTACTCGGTGGATGGAGGTTGATCCGCTTGATCCGGTGAGCGTGCGTAGAGCCTATGACGCCGCGCAGGAAGACGCTCAAGACGCTGCCACGCAAGACGTAGAAGCGCCTGCCGCTGTGGCTGCGCAGGTCGTTGCGGTGCAGCCCATCAAGGGGCCGGATTACGCAGGGCTTGCCAAAGAAGCCCGCCGGATTAGCGAAGACATCCGCAGGGTCTACGCAGACGCACTGCAAACCGCACTCATCGCGCGCTTTATGCGCGAACAGATAGAGCGCGACGACGAAGACGACATCGCCGTCCTGCTCGCAAGCATCTAGCCGCCGCGCAATCGGTTAGCACAAGCCGCCTTCGGGCGGCTTTTTTATTGCGCGTTCACTTTGAAAACACATGGACAACACAGAGAACAATCTGCCCGAGGCAGAACTCTCGCAGCCCGCGCTCGACCAGGCGCAGCCCGAGAACGGAAGCGACCCCACTGCAGACCAATCCAACGACACCGACGGCGACACGCAAGGCGTTGACCCGGAGGTCTTCGAGGAAGTCGAGTACGAGGGGAAGAAATACGCACTCCCGCCTGAGTTGAAGGACGCAATCCTTCGCCAAGCTGACTACACGCGAAAGACGCAGGAACTGGCGCAAACACGCCAACAAGCCGAGCAGACATTCGCGCAGCAGCAGGCACGCATCGAGGCTGAAAGGGCAAACATCCAAGCGGTGGCGCGACTCACCGCGATGGATGACCGCTTGCAGCAGTACGCAAGCGTTGACTGGGATCAGTTAGAAATAACCAACCCAGACTTGGCTAACAGCGAGTACCGGAAGTTTCAGCGGCTGAAGGACTCACGCACGCAATTCGTCGCACAAATCCAGCAGCACGAAGGCCAACGAGCAATGCAGGAGCAGCAGGAAACTGCCAGGCAACTGCAAGACGCAAACGAGGCACTGAGCCGCGAGATCAAAGGGTGGTCACCCGAATACGCGCAATCCCTGCGCGAAGTAGCGAAGTCACTGGGCGCAAAAGAAGAGCAACTGAACGGCATCCGCGAACCGTGGATCGTGAAGGCACTTCATGCGCAAAAAGTGCTCGCAGAGATGACCAAAAAGGCCGGAGCTGCTGCACCGGCAGTCGCTGCAAAACCTGTTCGCACCATCAGCGGTGGTAACGCAAAAGCCACTGTCGATCCCGACAAGATGAGCATCGAAGACTGGATGCGCCACGAACAGCGGCGCACGGCAGCTGCACGCCGATAGCACTCACCACAACTTAGTCACTAACGAATCCAAGGCCGCGAAAGCGGCTTTTTTTATTTCTAGGAATAAATATGGCTAATACGATTCTTACCCCGACCGCAGTGACCCGCAAGGCGCTGCAAGTCCTCCATTAAGTTTAGTGGCTTTGTCTCGTAAGGGACATCGAATAACGGTGTGAATTCGGTGGAAGCCTAAACCTAGTTGTCAGCTTGAGACTGCATCAAAAGCTGAGTATAATTAGGCATGGTAATACCGAGCCAAGACCTGATTGAATGCAAGACGTGTGGCAAGGCTGCAAAGCCTCATAAAGCCCACAAACTCCACTGCGATGCTTGTGCCAAAGCCAAGCAGGTGGAGTACCAGCGTCAGTACAGAGAAAGAACAAAGGCAGCAAACAAGACCGTAACCTGCAAAGGTTGCGGGGCTGAGTTCACGACGGAGCGATCCGGCAGAACTTGGCGTTGCGCAGAGTGCACTCGGGTTTATCTGGCCGAAAGGCGACAGAAAGACCAGTACAGGCACAACGTGTACGCAAAGCAGTACCGAGAGCGACTCGGCGCTGCGTACACGGAGAAAATGCGCAACCGGCGCAGAGAGCTAGTCAAAGCGCTACCTCCTGATGAGCTTGAAAAGTTCCGTCAGGCAGAACGCGACAAAACGCTCCGAGCGCAAGCTGTCATGAAGGAAGCGGTTTTTCAAGCATATGGCGGCTATCGCTGCGCATGCTGTGGAGAAACCGAGCCGCTGTTTCTGTCTGTAGATCACATCTACAACGACGGCAACGAAATGCGAAAGAACGGAGTCCACTCGCGCGGCGGTTCAGCGTTTTATCGTTGGATAAAGCGTCATAACTTCCCGCCCGGATTTCAAATCCTCTGTATGAACTGCAACACCGGCAAGCATCGCAACGGCGGTGTGTGCCCGCATCAATCAGGTAAGGTGTAACGACTATTCCGTAAGGAAGTAGGGCCAAGCGGCTCGAAGCGCATCGCACCCTAGCGATAGGGTGGTGAGATAGTCTGCTCTGCAACGGAAACTTGCAGCAGCCCTGTGTGATGAAATCAGGGCGGTTTAGGTCTAGCGAGCCTAAGCGAACACAAGGCAAAAACTCAACTTCATCGGAAACATCAACCGCACCTACGACGACTCTTTTGCCAACAGCGGCGCAAAGATCGGCGACTCGCTGAAGATCCGTCTGCCCAATGAGTACACCGTTCGCACCGGCGCCAGCTTGTCCACGCAAGACACTAGCGAAACCAGCACCACGCTGCAGATCGCTACACAAAAGGGCGTTGATCTCACCTTTAGCAGCGCAGAACTCACCCTGAGCCTGGACGACTTCTCGTCGCGGATTCTTGAGCCTGCGATGTCTGTGCTGGCCGCGAACATCGAAGCTGATGCGCTGAACATGTACAAGGACGTTTATCAGATCGTTGACAACGACGGTTCTGCTATTTCGTTCCTGAACATCATGCAGGGCCGCAAGCTGCTCAACGACTCGCTGGCTCCGATGGACAACAACCGAACTGCGCTGTTGTCGACCGATCACACCGCCAAGCTGGTGGATGCGCTCAAGGGTCTGTTCCAGGACTCCAACGCGATTAAGCAGCAGTACAAAGAAGGCATGATGGGCCGCACCGGTGGTTTCGACTTCTACGAAAACACCCTGCTTGCCAATCACCTGACCGGCACCGCTCCCAAGACGACCACCTACACCGTCAACGGCGCAGTGACCACCAACGGCTCGACCGCTGTCACCGTGGCGACCGGCACCGCCACCTTCAAAGCCGGCGACATCTTCACCGTCGCAGGCTGCTTCCGCGTCCACCCCGAAACCAAGGTTTCGACCGGCGTGCTGCAGCAGTTCGTGGTTGCTGCTGACTACGCTGGCGGCGCTGGCTCGCTGACGTTCGCTCCGGCCATCTACACCTCGGGCGGCCGTCAGAACGTCGTTGCTGCCGGTATGGCGAACTCTTCGGCCATCGTGAAGGTCGGTGCTGGTAACGCTGAGCTGCTCACCCCGTCGATGGTCTTCCACCGCGATGCGTTTGCCTTTGCAACCGCTGACCTGGTGATGCCCAAAGGCGTGGACTTCGCTGCCCGTGAAGTCTATGACGGCATCTCGCTTCGTACCGTGCGCCAGTACGCAATCTCGTCCGACACCATGCCGTGCCGGATTGACGTTCTGTACGGCTACAAGACGATCCGCGCACAGCTGGCCGCGCGTATCCACGCTGACGGCTGATCGGCTTAAGCGTTAAGTAGTAAAGGGGGTAGGCTCACAAGGCTGGCCCCACCATCACTAGAGGGAACTATGGCGCTCACGACATACGCGGGACTGAAGACCGAGGTGGCCGCATGGCTGCATCGCAACGATCTGACAGACAGGATTCCGACGTTCATTGAGTTTGCCACCCACCGCCTTACCCGTTCCATTACTTCGCCCCGCATGGAAGCGTCCACGACGCTGAGCGTGGTGAACGGCACCGCAACACTTCCCACTAATTTCCGCTCGGCTGTCGCCATGACGCTGGGCACAGTTGAGTACAAAGCCATTACTGCCGCAGACATGCGGGCAATGAATCAGGGCGGCATCCGGCCCACATACCCGGTGTATTCGATCGTTAACAACCAGATCAAGGTCTACCCGGCTGATAGTTCGTCGCCCACCTTTATTTACACGGTTCAGCTAACAACCTTGGCGGCCGATGCAGACACCAACTGGGTGCTGCAGGACTACCCAGATGTGTATCTCATGGCGGCGCTCGCTGAAGCGCGCAAGTTCGTGCTGGATGACAACCGCCTGGTGCAGTACGAGCAGATGACGATTGCGCGGATCGACGAACTGAACCGCAGCGAGCGCCGGAACTTTGAGCACGCGACTTGGTACAAGCAGCGCGAACTGCCGGTGCATCTGCCGGCCTATGACATCCGGTTCGGTTGACATGCTGGTACCGCTGACTCAATTCGCCCCGGACGCTGATCCGGGTGTAGCTGGCGCACTGGTGGACGCTACCGGCGTCATGCCCATCGAGCGCAGTATCAAAGCCGCTCCAGAGGCGCTGGACACGGGCATCGCTACCGCTGCATCCGAAATCTTTGGCGCGGCCACTGTGGAGCGCGTGGATAGCTCCAAGACGCTGTACATGGGCACGGCCACAAAGCTGTACTCAGCCAGCGGCGCAACTTGGGTGGACGTTACCCGCGCAGCAGGCAACTACTCCGCGCCAGCATCCAGCAGCTGGTACTTCACCACCTTCGGCAACCAGGTGCTGGCAGCCAACAACGGCACGGTGATGCAGGTATCCACTGGCAGCCTGTTTGCTGACATTACCGGCGCACCTCGCGCTGAGATCGTCGAGACGGTCGGCCTGTTTGTGATGGCTTTTAACGCATCCGACGGCTCATCTTGGGACTTCCGAGATGGCTGGTGGAGCAGCGCGCAGGCCAATGCCACCGACTGGACGCCGGCCATTGCAACCGGCTCGGTGCGTGGGCGACTATATGCCACACCCGGCCCGATCCGCGCTGCAAAGCCGCTGGGCGAGCAGATGGTGGTGTACAAGAACACGGGCGTGTATCTGGGCACTAATTCCGGCCCGCCACTGTGGTGGACATGGCAGCTGGTGCCGGGTGATGGTGGGTGCGTCGGCCGCTACGCGGTGGCGCAGATTGTGGTCAATGGTGCGCCCGCACATTTTGTTGTTGGCCCGCGTGGCATGTATGTGTTTGACGGTTCGCGCCCTGTTAAAATTGGCGACGGGATAGTTCGTCGGTGGTTTTATCAGCGACTCAATCCAACTTACCGCGAGAAAACCTCTTGCGTGGTAGACCGCGCAGAAGGCGTGGTTTACATCCTGTTCGCAAACAGCGAATCGACCGGCAGCCTGAATGACTGCCTGATCTACTCTTACATCTCCGGCAGATGGGGCAGGGGCCGCAACTACGCAGCCCGCTTCGGCCTGCAGTACCTGGCCCCGTCCAGTACGTTCGACACCGTGCCGCCTGTTGGCGTGACGTATGAAGCAATCGATGCACCGAGCTATGACGACCTGTTCCGTGACGCGGATATGGAAGCGGCGGCGATCGTCACCACTGGCGACCGCATCGCAACGCTGAACGGTTCGGCCAACAGCAGCAGCTTTCGCACAACGTACTTCGGCACCGACGGCAACCTGTCGCTGATGCGCCGGGTGCGTCCGCGCTTCGTTGCTAACCCCACCGCCGCTAGCATGAACCTGCTAGTAGGCGATGCGCTGGGCGATGTGCCATCGGCGTACCAGTCGGCCACTTACATCGACAAGAGGTTCGATGTGCTGGCAGAAGCGCGCTGGCATCAAGTGGTTATGACGGTGACGGGCGGGTTCGAGATCACCGCGCTGGATGTGGATCTGACCGGGGTGAGCGCCGAATGAAGCTGAACGAAGACCCGGTGCTGCCACCGATTGCGGGGCCGACCTTTCAGCCGTTTCTGAAACAACTGCTCGCAAGCCTTGCGCGGCAAGTAAATGGGGCAACTGAAGGTCGCATTGCCTCCATCCACGCTGCGAATACCTCGTTCCCGACGACGGGTGACTGGATGCAGGGCGACGTGGTGCGCAACAGCACGCCGACGGAACTTGGCAGCGCTGGCAGTCGCTATGTGATTACAGGATGGGTGTGCGTTGCGAGTGGCACGCCTGGAACATGG